GTCAACATCAACTATTGAATTGATGTCAAGTTCAAATGCATATGCGTTGTCCTTAGTCATATACGCAGACTTCCAACACTCTCCAAGATTACCCGTACTATCAGCATCAGTCGCATACACTGGTCTCTCGCAGCCATTGTATAATCTCCAAGTGGTTCTGAAATCTCCTTGACTTGTACCATAACAAGTGCGCAGTTGTGAATAGTTAAACGTGTTCCATTCCTTTTCATTTACGAAGAACGTGCCTTTTAAAATATCTCCATCAAATTCGAGATGCGGAAAGATGTTAGTGATGTGCGTCTCTGAATCTTTTATTTCACCATCAAAGTAGTCGTTCTGCATTTGAAGAACAGTGTCCTCATTCACGCCCATAATCTCTGCAATCTCTGCGACATCATATTCAAGAACCGTTGTCTTGCCATTCACTACCCAGTTAAATGTCCATTGATTCTTGTTTTCGAAATCGTCAAACATAACTGATGCACCATCGCGTACAATAGTAACTAGCTTTTCGGTTTCGGTGTGAGTTGTACCATCGGGCAACTGCCAAGAAATTTCTGAACGATACAACTGCCAGTGTCCATTCTCATTTTGTCCCGTAACAACATAGCCATAGTCATTGATGTACATTGATACAAGATTTAGCAGATAAGCAGGTGTGCCAACATAAGTAGTTGACGGCATAAAGCCATCCTTCCAAACATATTTCGTTTGTGTCAAATATCTACCTGCCCATCTTGGGTTGGGTACTTTCAGCGTTTCTTTGACTAGCTTACGGTTAAGCTTCAAGTCGTTGACGGTTCGTCTATCAATAACGAAGTTCTTTAACTCGTCCCACATTTCGGGAGGGATGCCCGTTGATACCATAATTCGGATACAACTCAAAGTACATACGCATCATCATCATATCAGCGAAGTCAGGTGAAAAGCCGTGTTTCTTTTTTATTTCTTCTTTACCGGTAACTTGTTTCTTTCTTTCACGATCCATATTTGCCACACGAACAACCTCCAGGTGTTTAATTATTTCAGTCTTGTACCGGTCAGCAGTGATGGTTATCTTGTTCGAATTAATTGATTCTCCTAGTTTAAAATAGCACTCTGCTTTTAAGTTCATATAGGTTTCGCTATCCACTGCACGACCTCCGTTGTTAAACGATTGGCACTTTAATATACCGACTACACCAATTCCCAATCCGTCAGCATCTACCACAATATTGCCAAGCTTCACGTTTCTTTCTTTGGCTAAATTACGGATGAACTCAGCTACTTCATTTGGATACTTTTGTTCCATTACAAACACATCCACAAGTGACAATCCACTCCACAATCCAATTATTGTTTTGTCATTTCCAAGTGCTGCGATGTCGGCAGTTATAAACATTGTCGTGCCGTTTATCTCGCTACGGAAGCAGCGCAATAGGTCATCGTAGTAATACAATCTATCATTGCTTTCATCGTAGTCCCAATCACCATCTAAGAGTCTTTTTCTGTCTATCTCTGGAAGGCGTGATAGCTTCTCTAGGTAGGCAGGTTCTAAATTTGGATTGTCCGTTGGTAAAGCTTTTACAAATGCTCTGTCCTCGCGGAGCGTTCCGTTGCGATGGGCATCAAAGAAGTCTGAATATAGCCATCCTTTTGATGGGTTGCAGGATAACAATCCTTTCGGTATTCCATTGATTAAATTATAACGCACACGAGAATCTAGAATGTCGATTGCACGTTTACTTACTTCGGCTGATTCGTCTACAAAGTAGTCTGTAATCTCAATCGACCCAAGTCGTGTGAACTCGGCATCTGAAGGCATATATCCTAAGTCCATTAAGATTATCTGTGAGCCATTATAAAACTTTATAACGTGGTCTTGCCCATTGTATGTGTAGATTATAAAACTTTATAACGTGGTCTTGCCCATTGTATGTGTAGTGAACACCAGATACAAGTCCCATCTGATTAGCAATAGTCCAAAAGGTTGCCATCGTAGACTGACGAAGTCGTTTAAGTTCTGCACGACCTATCAATCCTCTAGTGTTTGCATATTTTAATCGTCTGTTTATTTGCCAAGAGCAGCCGAGAAAAGTCTTTCCACCACCAGCACTACCGCCATACAAGACTGTCTCAGTCACCAAGTTTGCAGGTGAAAGAAGTGTTAGTGCTTCGTCTTGACGAGTAGTGTAGTTCGGAATGTACATAGCGCAAAGTTAAGCGTTTATAACGTGGTAAATTTCTTTAGCTTTTAGGTAAGCGGCACGGGCTTCTTGCTCGGTGTTAAAGTATCCAAGAAATTTAGTCTTTCCGTTAATCTGTATAGCAGCTCTAAATTTATTTGCGTTTTCATTCCAATAATAACCTTTGGCAGTTGTTCGATTCCAATGATTTTGCTGATTAGTAACATCACGCAAATTATCAATTTGATTATTACTTTTATTGCCATCTATATGGTCTACTTGATTAATTGGCAAAGTTCCATAGTGAAGAAACCAAGCTAATCTATGACCAAGAATATTATATGCTTTGCCTTCAATCGTTAATGCAATAAAACTATAACCCTTATAATGTTTATTTGTAATCACCTTACCATACACACCTCTTATTTCTCCGCTTACTGGACAGTAAGAGAAACCTTTTTCTTTCGCCAGTTGGCATTTTTCTAGTTCAGTCATTGTTATTTGTGTTTAGTTAAATAGTTCACGTACATAATCACTTTCATTTCTCGCGCGATACTGTTCTGATATTGCTCTTTAAGTCTTGGGTTGTTCATTATCCTATCAAGCTTTGTCCTGCCAATTTCTTGTTGATCGTGAACGATGCGCTTTGCTCTCTGTTTGAATCCTAGCCATTCTGCATCTGTCCAATAGTCATCAGTAACTAGACCACTTTTGTACAAGTTCTCCAACATCACAAAGCCCATCAACTCGGCAGCCATAAAGATTCCTTTCTTCGCGTTTTCAATGTCTTTCTGTAAAGACTCATTAAACCAACTGAGTGTCTCATTAGCTGATTCTAATTGTCGAGCAGGTTCGATATAATTGACATTAACCTCATTCCATTTCTTCATAGCATCCATTCGAAGCTGATAGTATTCGCTCAATACACTACCAACGTATGTCGCGTCAAATGATTTGAATGATGTTAACTTATTCGCCAACTTACTCGCGGCATTGAACTCAAAGGCTAACTTGAAATCAACCGTAGTACACCAAGCGAAGTTATCAGAAACAAAAGAGTGAAGTTGTTGGATTGGTTCGATTCTGTCGGGCTGCGGTATGCCGTGAAAGACAAGCTGCGCATAGTATTCAATTGCGAAGTCCTTACCACTAATCAATGCGACTAGTGGTGCTTCTTTGGCTGCGATTATTTTTCTGAAATCTACGTTGGCGACCTTAGTCAAATTGGCTAAGGAGTGACTGAAGCCCCTCGCTGCTTGTACCTTTTCCAAATGATCCATTATTAATCGTTTTTTGTGTTACAAATTTAGACATATCCCAAGCGGCTACCGCAGCACGCTTCCAATCTTTCAATTTTTTGTTGCCGTACTTCCAGTCTTTCAATTCGTAATGGGCGATAAACTTGGAAGCAAATGTAATTCCGTCCGATTGACTGCCGCCCGTCTTCTGCTGAAAGAATGCTACCACATCGTCCATTGAAGGAGCGACGAACTCGCCCACTACGTGTTTGTGATACTCGGTCATAAGTTTGATGCACTCATCTGGTGAGATACAGTCCTGATAGGTTGCCTTTGCATTTTTATAAAAGAAGTCTTTTGCCGTCATTGTGTTGTGTTTTTATAGTTATTGATGTTTTAATCCGTCATCGTTTTGGAAATTCAGCAATCTTTCGAATGTAGTCTTCACCCAGTGCGTACTTTTCACAGACCTCTGTTATCAGTTCGGAATGTGGATATAGCTTTCCTTTTTCTTTTCGGTCAAGAATCTCTTTAATGCAGCATTGTACTGCTAGTGAATGTTGTTTCATTGTTCGTGAAATTATTTAGGTTGTTGCAGTGTTTGTGAAATCTTGGCTAATGTACTGAAACCTCTCAACTGAAGATACTCATTTAGACTAATTAACATTTGGTTTAACTTCTTGTCATAGCCTAGAGTATTAGAACATCGTTTCGTTGCGTGAATTACCGATGCGTGGTGACGGTTAAATATTGCGGCAAGTCTTACCAGAGTCATTCGATGTCCAAATTCTAGTTCAATGCACCACATAGTTATGTGGCGAATATAAACGATGTCCTGAATGCGTGACTTGCTCTGTATTTCTTTCATTCCAATACTGTGATAGCATTGTGACCATTCGCAGATAGTAGCTACGTATCTAGATAGAACAATATCGTCAACCTTTGAATGATCTACCGACTTGTTCCGGTCAGTCATTAGGTCTATAAACTCCTGCTTATTCGCATCCTTCACCAATGGAAGCAGCGAGTTGATGTCTATTGTATTCATTGTTTATTAATTTTGTTAATTGTATAACTGATGTGTTAGTAATTGCGGCAATCAATGCCAAGTGTTCTAAGTTCATTCGCCAAGGGCAGTTCGCGTAAAGCATTGCCGTGTTTCTTGAAATTTTAAGAGACGTGCCGAAGTTCGACACGCTCTTAAATTTCGATTTGACGAATGCTTTGAAACTAGAATGGTAAGTCTGAGTAATCTTCAACGTCATTTGGTCTTGGTTCTTCTTGTGGTTTAATTGGTTGAACTTGTCTTGACTTAGCGGCTAACTCCGTTTGAATTTTGCCATACTCTGGTGAAGCTGCTACCTTGTCTTGAATAAACTTTGGCAGTTCATTGAAGATACTGAAATCAAAATCTTCAAAAGATAGGACAGTTGTAGCATTGATTTGAGCAGGTGCTATCATTCCCTTAGTCATCGGGTTAGCACTAGCTACATTCGCGTATACTTTGCCTTGCTTGTCTGTATGCGTTACGTTCAAAAGACATTCCTTTCCGAGCAATGCAGTAACATCGAATCGCTTTGCTTCTTCTTCGGTAAATTTCTTACCTCTCCAGTTCTCCAAAAAGATTCTAAGTGATGCTTTTTCGTGCATTGATAGTACGAACTCGCGGCTGATGACCATTGGCATCTCACCTTTTTCTTCATTGAACGTGCGCAGTTCTGTTGGTAGTTCGAATGTCAAACGAACTTTGCGCTGGTGTTTGGTCTGACCTTCCCAAGTCGATTCCTGCGTTCCTAGATCAACCATTGAATAGCAACGTGCGATGTGCATTCCTGATGGTACGGCTTCGCGTTCTACGAAATTGCCAGTTGATTCTGCATAAATTGGTGTACTCATAACTTTACTTTTTGATTTAATTTGTTAAATTTTAACTTTACTTTTTATTTATTGATTGTAACTGATATTGTTGATTTTCCTTCTACTTTTTTCGCAGGTTCAATTCGCAATCCATCCTCATCGTATAGTTCAGAATTAACTGCCAACTGCGCAAGTTCCTGCATTGTCTTGAGTTTCGCTGACAAGTGATTCACTTGAATGCAGTTTGAATAGTCCCAACGCGATGCAGCATTTTTCAATTCTACTTTCGCTCCAAACTTATCAAAGGTGCGCTCACCATATCGACTTGCCTCGTCCATTGCGTAGGGTTGCACGTTAGCTATAACGGTAGCTAGTGCCTTCTCTAGCTTCTTAAGGTTGATGTAAGCTTCCAGTGCGTTGGCATTGCCGTCAATAACTTGTTGTTGTAGTTCAAATAATGTGTCAATCATTGTGTTGTTTTATTAAAGGTAAATAATTTCGTTGGCTTG